TCTCAACTTTAGTAGCAGGTTATTCATTATGGTTAATGTTATTCCATAAAGATAAAAACGTTTTATGTATAGCTACTAAACAAGAAACAGCTAAAAACATGGTAACAAAAGTTAAATTCATGTTTGAAAATCTACCATCATGGCTAAAAATACCAGCTGAAGAAAATAATAAATTAACATTACGATTAAGTAATGGTTCGCAAGTTAAAGCAGTATCAGCAGCAGGTGACGCAGGACGATCTGAAGCTGTTTCACTTCTTATTATAGATGAGGCAGCATTTATTGATGGTATTGGTGAAATATGGGCTTCTGCTCAACAAACCTTAGCTACTGGAGGAGGAGCAATTGTATTATCTACCCCATATGGTACTGGTAACTGGTTCCATCAAACCTGGGTTAGAGCAGAAGCAGGTGAAAATCAGTTCCTACCAATTAAATTACCTTGGTATGTTCATCCTGAACGAGATGAAAACTGGAGAAAAAAACAAGATGAATTATTAGGTGATCCAAGATTAGCTGCTCAAGAATGTGACTGTGACTTTAATACATCAGGTGATGTTGTATTTTATCCTGAATATATTGACTTTATAATGTCAACTTACGTTAAAGATCCCTTGGAGAGACGAGGAGTAGATCGTAACTTATGGATATGGGAACCAGCAGATTATAGCCGTAGTTATATGGTTGTAGCTGACGTTGCTCGAGGAGATAGCAAAGACTTTTCAGCATTCCATATAATAGATATTGATACTAACACACAGGTAGCTGAGTATAAAGGTCAATTATCACCAAAAGAATTTGGTTATCTATTAGTTGGAATAGCAACAGAATACAATGAAGCATTGTTAGTTGTTGAAAATAATAATATAGGATGGGCGACTTTAGATGCAATTCAAGAAAGAGGGTATAAGAATTTATATTTCTCTCCTAAAACTGAAGCAATAAATGCTGAATCTTATTTAGAAAAACTAGATGATCCATCAAAAATGGTGCCTGGTTTTACAATGAATTTAAGAACTAGACCACTAGTTATTAATAAATTTAGAGAATATATTGGAGATAAAAGTGTTATCATACAATCTAAACGATTAGTTGAAGAAATGAAAGTATTTGTTTGGAAAAATGGTAAAGCAGAAGCACAATCTGGATATAATGATGATTTAGTTATGAGTTTTGGAACAGCAATGTATATAAGAGACACAGCTCTTAAGTTTAAATCACAAGGAGTTGATTTAGCTCGCGCTATGTTAGCAAATATATCAAATGTAAAACCAAATTCTCAAGGGGTTTATAGCCCAAATACATATAATAACCCATACAAAATAAACTATGGTTACGGCGATGAGGACATTAGCTGGTTACTATAATATTTATTGGTATAATTTAACATAAAATGGCAGATACTAGTGTATTTTCACGTCTACAGCGATTATTTGCAACTGATGTAATAATCAGAAATGCTGGAGGAAATGAATTAAAAGTAATGGATGTTAACAGCATCCAGATGACAGGTGAATATCAAACAAACTCTTTAGTTGACAGATACAATCGTATATATTCAAGTAATAGTACCTCACTTTATGGTGCTCAACTAAACATTAACTGGAAATATCTTCGCACTCAGATTTATTCTGATTATGATGCTATGGATACAGATGCAATCATTTCTTCTGCTTTAGATATTATAGCTGATGAGAGTACTCTTAAAAATGATATGGGGGAAGTACTTCAAATTAGAAGTAGCGATGAGGATACACAAAAGATTTTATATAACTTATTCTATGATGTATTAAACATTGAGTTTAATCTATGGTCTTGGATTCGTCAAATGTGTAAGTATGGTGATTTCTTCTTAAAATTAGAGATCGCTGAAAAATTTGGTGTATATAATGTTATACCTTACACTGCCTACCACATTGAAAGACAAGAAAATTACGATCCTAAAAAACCAGCTGAAATAAGATTTGCTTTCTCTCCTGATGGCTACGCAGGTGGATCAGGTTATTATGGTATTGGAGGTCAAGGCACTCAGTCATCTAAAAAGAATGACAAAAACATTTATTTTGACAACTACGAAATGGCTCACTTCAGATTAATTACTGATGTGAACTATTTACCATATGGAAGATCATATTTAGAGCCTGCTCGTAAATTATACAAACAATACATCTTAATGGAAGACGCAATGTTAATCCACCGTATTGTTCGCGCTCCAGAAAAACGTATTTTCTATATCAATGTTGGTTCTATTCCACCAAATGAAGTAGAAAACTTCATGCAGAAGACTATCAATACAATGAAGAAAACTCCATTTATTGATCCTCAAAGTGGTGAGTACAACATGAAGTATAACCAACAAAACATCTTAGAAGATTTTTACATCCCAGTAAGAGGTAATGATAGTGCTACTAAGATTGAACCTACTAAAGGTATGGATTACACAGCAATTGAAGATGTAGTTTATTTAAGAGATAAATTATTTGCTGCTTTAAAAGTACCTAAAGCATTTATGGGTTATGAAAAAGACTTAACTGGTAAAGCAACATTAGCAGCTGAGGATATTCGATTCGCTCGCACAATTGACCGTATTCAACGTATTATATTATCTGAATTGTATAAAATCGCGTTAGTGCATTTATACACACAAGGATATAGAAATGAAGCATTAACTAACTTTGAATTATCATTAACTACTCCTTCTATCATTTATGATCAAGAAAGAATAGCATTAATGAAAGAAAAAGTAGATTTAGCTCGTAATATTATTGAAACTAAAATCTTACCTACTGACTGGATTTATGATAATATATTCCATTTAAGTGAAGATCAATTTGATGAATATAGAGATTTAATAGCTGAAGATCAAAAGCGTATCTTTAGAATGAAACAAATTGAAAATGAAGGTAATGATCCATTAGAAACAGGTAAATCATATGGTACACCTCATGACTTAGCTACACTATATGGTGCTAGCAGAATGGGTTCATTACCAGATGGATATGATGAAGATTTAAAGTTAGGTCGTCCTGAAGAAAAAGCATCAAATATTGGAACTCAAAAGAATGCATTTGGTACTGATAGATTAGGTAACAAAGGTATGAAAAATGGAGATGACACTGGTGAAGATAAATCACTTAGAAATAATTTTAAAGGTGGTTCACCATTAGCTTTAGAAAACATGCTTAAAAATAAACCATTATTTGAAAATCTAGACAAAAGAATATCAGTAAAGAAAGACGATTCCTCGTTATTAGATGAGTCTCAAATACGAGAATAAAAACTTTTTATATATTTATAATAAAAATTATACCAAAGTGAATATTAAACACTCGAAGTACAAAAACCCGGGAATACTCTTTGAATTGCTTGTTAGACAAATAACAGCGGATACTTTATCAGGTAAAGACTCCCCAGCTTCTAATATTTTAAAGAAATATTTTACTAAATCTGAATTAGGTAAAGAATATAGACTATATGAAAGTTTCTTTAAACATGTAGGAAACATTAGTGAAGCTAAAGCAGATATGGTTGTATCAACATTAGTTGAAAGTTCTAAACATTTAAACAGATCAGCTCTTAAGAGACAAAAATATAACTTAATTAAAGAAATTAAGTCTAATTATAATCTTGAAGAGTTTTTTAAAACTAAACTACCTAACTATAAAGCACAAGCGGCTTTATTTACATTATTAGAGGTATACAACAGTGAAAACTTAGCTGACCCTAATCAGATTATAGAAAATAAAACAGTTCTTTTAGAGTATTTAACTAAAACTACTATTGATAAAAAAGAAGTTAAAGAAACTATCTTAGAGGAATTCAAACATCAAGATAAAGATATTCGTGTTTTAACTTATAGAGTATTACTTGAAAAATTCAATGATAAGTATGCTGATTTGAATGAAAATCAAAAATCAGTATTAAAAGAATTTATTAATAGTATTGATAGTACACCTAAATTAAAAGAATTCTATAATACTAAAGTGAACGAAATTAAAGAAGCATTAGTTGCTTTAAATAAAAAAGTAACTGACAAAGCTATTCAAATTAAAATCCAAGAAGTTATAAATATTTTACCTTCATTAGGTAAAACTGATAAAGTAAATGATGATAACTTAGTAAATCTTCTTCAATATTATCAATTGTTAGAAGAATTAGAATCAGCGAAATGAACTTAAAGGATAGAATAAGAGAGATAGTTAAAAAGCACTTAGATGAAATGAGTGCTACTGGGACTGGCTCTTCATTTAACTCAGGTCCTAATGGAGAAAATTCTTCTACACCGGTAGCTGGGGTAGCTCCAAATTACTATGTTAAAAAATTAGGATTTAAACTTGTTAATAAAAAGAAATTAAATAAAGCTGCTAAAGGTATTGAAGTAAAACAATTATTTGAAGAAGATACACCTAGCTTTGATATAGAGTCATATTTATCGTCGTTACAAACTGATGATGAAACTAAAAAATATATAGCTGATAAAGTAGGTGATTTTAACACATTAGCAGCTAAACTAAAAGAACTTATTGAGCTAATTAGAAACGCTAAATTAAAAACAATAAATTCATATAGAGACAACCCAGAAATGAAATCACTATATGGAACAGATTTAGCTAGTTCTTTATTAGATGATGTAATTGAATTATTTAAAGATTAAAAATGGAAAAAACACTACAAGAACAGTATAACCTTATTAAAGAAGGTAAAGGAAATAAAGCATATTTCTTAAAATCAGCATTTCGCTTATTCCCAGATATGTTATCACCTGTTAACACATTTGAAGATACTGTAACTATTCTTAAAAATAGAAGCATCATCAGTGAAGGTATAGGTGGTTTAGTAACATCAGGTAAAAAACAAGATTGGCACTCTATCTTTAAAGAGAACATAGACAAGATTAAAGAAGATGACATTCAAAATAAAGAAAATATTAAAAAGGCTGTTGAATATTATAATCAAAACGCAGGCCGTATTTCAATGAAAGACGCAGCATCTAAATTTAATGTTGCTGAATTTGATGTTATCTCAGCCCTAAACCAAGGAGCTATTAGTGGAATTAGATTTGAAAACATAAATGAAGCTAAAGAAAAAGAAGAACCATCTAAAGAAGTATTAGATAACCAAAAACATAATTTTGATTATAAAGATGAAAAAAATTATGATAACTTATTTGGTGAAGAATTCTTAAAAGGATACTACACTGAACTAAAAGATCCATCTAACGCTGATAAAGATGTTGATGAATTAAGAGCAATTGTCGCTAAAAATTTAGCTAAAGATCATCAATACTATGTTAAAAATGGTCAATTTGGAGTCAAAGGATTAGGGTACACAACTGAAGCGCCGGGTTTAGGTGAACCAAAAGAACCTAAAGGTAAATTTAAATCATCAGGATATGGTGATTTAAAAGAATCAGTATTACGCTCTCAAATTCATCTTTTAATTAAAGAAGTATTATCTGAAACACCACCTTTAAAAGCAGGTGAAATGGGAACATATGAGGGCAAACCAGTATTTATCATAGCTGTGTCAATGCATGCTAAAACAGATAAAGATGAATCTCAACCATTTTCATATACTATTAAAACAGAAGATGGTAAAATATATAAAGAAGTTCCTATTAGTGCTGTTAAACCATCATTATCTGAAACTAAAGATAAAGATAAAGATAAAGAAAAAGAAGAAGCTAAAAAGAAAAAAGAAGAACTTAAAAAATTAGATAAAGAGTGGAAGAAAAAATTAAAAACAGGTGATGTAGATAGTGTAGATGAAACTAAAAAACCTGTATCTGAAGCATTAGATATGGATTCTATTAAAAATGAAGGTGAAGATGCTAAGAAAAAAGTAATGGAAAGACGTATTACAAATGAAATTGTAAAACGTAAAAAACAAATCAAAGCATTAGAAACTTTAACTGAATTAGAAGGTAATGAAGATAATATAAAAAAAGTTAAAGAACTTCAATCTGAGATTAAGAAATTAGAAGGTGCTAAAGCTAAGTTAAATGGTAAGAAAAAGAAAGAAAAAGAGGTAGATGAAATGATTCTCCAAAATACTAAAACTAAAGCAACAGTAGTAGCTACTAATCCTCAATCTATAGCAACTCTTAAAGGAGCAGGTTTTCAACCTAGACCTGGATCAGAAGATGTAACACCAGCGGGAAAATAATATGAAACAAGTATTAATTGAAACTCAATATTTCACAGCTAAACCTTCAAAATTAATTGAAGGAAAATCATCAACAGGTAATCCACTTGTTGAAGGTATTTTAGCTACTTGTGAAGTAAAAAATGGTAACGGTCGTTACTATTCAAGAGAATTGTGGGAACGTGAGATCAAAAAATACATGGATAGTGTCAATGCTAATAGAGCATTAGGTGAATTAGACCACCCAGATTCATCTATTATTAATTTAAAAAATGTATCTCATAATATTAAAAAGATTTGGTGGGATGGAGACCATGTAATGGGAGCGATTGAAATACTACCTACACCATCAGGTAATATCTTAGCTGCTTTATTTCAAAACAATATACCTGTAGGTGTTTCATCCCGTGGAATGGGTTCATTAAAACAAATGGGTGATTTAATGGAAGTACAAGATGACTTTGAATTATTATGTTGGGACTTTGTCTCAACTCCTTCAAACCCAGGTTCATATATGAAAGAAGTAGGTATGATGAATGAATCTAAATTACCTCAACAAACTAATAAGTATATAAAAGTAAATTCTGTTATCACAGATATATTATGTGCTAATGGAACTTGCCCAATATTTTAACCTCTCCTAGAATAGTATTTTAGGACTGATGCCTTTCGAAAGAAAGGCATTTCTTTTTTGTAAAAAGGTGACTTTACATATCTCCATATATATGTATGCTCAAATATGCTACCCCAATCTACTATGTAGCATGAATTAGTAAAAAATCTATTACGTTTCTTAATAAACGTATTTCCAAAACAATTTAATTGAGGACAAAAAATGAACAGAGAAATGCTCAAAGAAGCAATC